AACTATTTATGGTTAAGAAGTTTATTAGACAAACTATTAACTGAGTACACACATAGATATGAAAGAGTACACGCAGTGGATAGACGCAGTCATTTATTTCTGTACCCACCAAAAAACATTGAGCATAAAGGACTAACACCTATGCCACAATGTATGCCTGATGATTGTAAGATAGAGCATATGCCTATACTTGCGTATCAGAATTTTTATATGAAACACAAACGACCATTTTGTAATTGGACTAAACGACCAAGACCAATATGGTTTACATAGAAAGGATAAGTTAATGTTTACATTAAAACAAATAAAAGATATAGCAATGGAAATAAAAGCTGATGGTGAATGGGTTAATGATAGTCAAACACAATCTGAATACATTGGTGTATGTAATGGTCTAAATTATTTAATAGATGAACTTGAAAAAATAGAAAGGAATAAGTAATGGGTAAATATTTAAAGACTGAAATAGATTGGCAGATGATTAATAACTTTGCCAAAGAGATTTTAAGATTGGAGTTTGATAATCCAGTCTTGAAAAAATGGTGTGACACTGAGGGTTATGAGGGTTCAGAGTTACGCAAATACTTAACTGAAAACTGCAATGTGAAATTTCATCAAGAAAAATATGGTTCTTATGTTATGTTTCCAATGCATCCAAAAGTAAAGGAGTAAAACTATGGAAGCTTTTCTACACAACTGTATGGACTGTAAAAAACTTACACAAAAAACAAAAATGTGTTGGTTTGGAAGTGAAGATAGGTTAGTATGTTATGAGTGTAGTTTTGAAAGACTACGAGAAACATATAAAGAACCAAGGAGAGCAATGAAATGAAACGCAAAGTTTTTATATTAACAAATCTTGAGAGTGGTGACACAAGCACTATGACTGAGAGAGATTTAGAAGATTGGGGAGTTGACGAGTTTATAGTTGATGATGCATACGAAAATGAGGAGGTTACATTTGAGTATAAAGGCACTGAGTATACACTTGAGAATCCTGATATCTATGATACAGTAAGTTATATAAATAAGAAAGGGGTAAAATAACTGTGAAAAAATTTGTTGTAACAACCTATGCTACTGCTGAATGGCAGTGTATAGTAGAAGTTGATGATGATGCTTCTATGGAAGAAGTTGAAGAAAAAGTTTGGGCAGGTGACTATGAAGAATTAAACAATGGTAACCCTACCAAAATTGAAGACGAACAAATAGAATCATTTGTTGAACAACCAGATGAAGTAATAGATAAATTAAAGAAAGGACTATGACTATGTGTGATGTAATTGATTTTAAAACTAAAAAGAAAAAGAAAACTAAAGTTACAGATGCAGAGTTTGATGTAGACATTGTGGCTGAAGACTTAACAAAAGTAATTAACAAACATATCAAAAGAAAGACGCATGGATTTGACATTGCGTGTGCCTTGGCAGATGTATCAGTGCAATTCATACACGATACTGCACCTTCAGTTGCGTCTGCTCAACATATATTACTAACTGCAATGCAACAACCATTGCAAGAAACAATAGAGTACGAGAAAGGAGAGTAACTAATGCCAATATTAGTACAATATAAAATCATTGATGGTTTCAATGAGTACAATGACTATCTCATACATCAAGATGACATTGATGTGACTGATGATAAAGAACTAATCAGAGATTTGGTTGGGGGAGATAGAGATGAAGGAGATTACAGAACAATAGAAGTTGTGTATGCCAAAAGCATAAGTATAAAACACGCAGAGTTTTTGCAGGAATGTTTTATAGCTTTCCCTTTTGGTGGCAATGAATGGCTACGACAGTTAGCTATCAAAGAGTATGATGAAGAAAACTGTTTAACTGTAAAAGAAAGGAGTGAGTGATGTACGAATGGAATGTAAGAGTTATTAAAACTCAGTCTACCTTTGCAGAGTTTATTGTTGAAGCTAAAACTAAAGAAGAAGCTGAAGCTAAAATAAATCCTGAAAAAGATGTGACTGATGACCATTGGAATCCAGACATTCAAACAGATGTATTTATACAATCTGATTGTACAGAACGAATGGATAAAATATTACCTAATCATTATGATAACCCTGATGAAAAGGAGAATGAGTGATGCTTAAATGGGATGGGTTTGACAATGCAATCATAGGCACTGCTGAAAGACATGGTATGGACACAGTTATTGCCTATGATTTAACCAAGATGGTTAAGATTTTAGTGGCTCGTGACGATATGAGTGTGGAAGAAGCACACGAATATATACAATTTAATATCATTGGAGCATATATAGGTGAGTATACACCTATTATTGTAAATAAAATGACAGTAAAAGAAGTCAAAGAATTGACACATGAATAGGTTGTGGTATTTATGCAACACATATCTGTCAGTAATTTGACAAATGCATTTTTAATTTGACAAAGTATTTTGAAAATGTGTATAATTGTTTTTAAAGGAACAACATAATGATGATTAAGTATACTGTAATTGGAAACAAAGAAATAAATAATAAAGATTGTTGTAAACAATTAAATGAAATATTTAATGATGTCTTTTTTAAACAGTTAGATAGAATATTAGATAAAGGAAAGGAGTGTGATGAGAAAAAGCGAAATGTACGAAAAAGAAATAAAAGAACTAAATAAACAACTTTATAATTCTTACAAAAGAATTAAAGAACTTAATGATAAAGATAAGAAAGGAAAGAAATAATGTCACAAAGATTAAACTATTATGATAATAAATACTTTAGTGAAAAAGAATTACAATGTCCTACTTCAAAGGATATAGTTTTAGCTAAAGGATTTTTAAATTGTCTTATAAATTTAAGAGAGAATGTTGGAGAACCATTACAGATAACTTCTTGTTGTCGTTCAGCAGAACATAATGAGTGGTTACAATCTCGTGGGTACTCAGCCAGTCCCAATTCATTTCATAAAATTGGTAATGATAAATGGGACACAGATACTTGTGCAGTTGATATTGCCATACCTAATTCAGTCTTCAGAAAAGATTTAATTAAGAGAGCAATAGACTTAGGTTGGACTGTAGGTGTAGCGAGAACATTCATACACCTTGATAGAAGAATAGATTATACACCACTACCACAAGTTGTTTATGTCTACTAAAGTTGACAGAGCATTATGGTTTACATTGCAAATCCTATTTGGATTTATGGTGGGTATGTTTTTATTTACAACATTGTATTTTATAGGAGATTATTTTAGTGGGAATTGAAACAGTAATAGTAGGGTTTATAATTAACTTGTATACCCTTGATAACATTGATTTTTTTCACCAACGTGCAAACAATAACAAGACTATGACTTGTGTATGGGAATACGTTGGTAAGAAAAAACCTGACCCACATAACCCTAGTATCACACTCTTGGGTAATGTGTATTATAAACAAAAATGTGTAAGAAAGGAGTTAGATAAATGATAAAAGAAATGTTTGCATTGTATTTAACTTTTGCTTCACCAGTTGGTGACGTAGAATTATTTGTTAAAGAACTACCTAACTGTGATAATGCCAGTGTAATAGCTCAACAAGAGTACGCAAAAAGAGATATTGATATAAGTAAATTAAGTCAATCAGGATATATGTGTATTGGTTGGGAGTTTCATTTGATAAGACAACAACTTATCAAAGGTGTACCAGTTGACCCTAAGTACATACCAGTGCAGGAAAGAAAATGTGTCGTACCAATGGAGATAAGATAATGAAAGATAAATTAATAGCACTTTTTATATTAACATTAATGATAACATTATATTTAACAGGATAGAATTATGTTTACATATTTTTTAATAACAGTATGGTTTGAGTACGATAATAAAATACATCAAAAAGTTTTACCTAAATTATATGACAACTGTGAGAAAACTGTAATAAAAATTTATGAAGAAACAAAACTACCTTATAAAATAAAGGCAGTTAAATGTGATACACCAAAAGAATTTGGTGATAAAAGAAAGGACAAAAGATATGGACACGCATACAAAACAATACGATAATGTAAATAATCCCAAACATTATAATAGACATGGGATTGAATGTATAGATGCAATACAAGCTTCAATGAGTGACAAAGAGTTTCTTGGTTACTTAAAAGCAAATGTTGTAAAGTATATGTGGAGATACGATTACAAAGGAAAACCTTTGGAAGATTTAAAAAAAGCACGTTGGTATCTTGACAAATTAATTTATTGTATTAGTATACAAGAATATAATTCTAAACAATTATTAATGAAAGGTTTTTCAGAAGGAGTTAATGATGATACCTAAATTTAAAACACACGAAGAAATACCAACATCTCTTGCAGATAATATATTAACTATGAGTGGTGAAACAAATATTAAACAAGTTCCATTGAAAGATATAAATGGTTTTGTTGAAATGATGGAAGGAGTTGATAGTGGAATTAAAGAAGTTAACAATAAAAGAACGTGAAGAAGTAGTTATTACTATACATAAAATAATTATGGAGTTAATAATTAAATATGATTCACCTGAAACTGTTTACTTAATGGCAAGAGCATTAACAATTACAGCCATAACCAAAGCTGAAAAAGATTACTATGGTTTTCTTACAATGCAGAACGCATTAAATGATACTGCTCAAGAACTTATAGCATTAGGTATGGGAGAACCACCAACTGAAGGTGATGAAATTTTTGAGTTCATGTACGATAAAAATGATAAAGACAAATTACACTAGGGGTTTATATGGGAAAAATAATTGAACTTTGTTTAGCAATATTTTCAGTTGCTTTATTTTATTTAACTATAATTTTTTAGGGGGTTTAAATGTTAAAGATGGAAAGTAAATTTTTAAAACACGAAGCATGTCCAAAATGTAGGAGTAAAAATAATCTAGCACGATACACTGATGGTCATGCACATTGTTTTACACCTGACTGTGGGTACTATGAAAAAGCTGAAGGAGTAGCAACACCAATGAAAAATACTATGAACAATGATTTATATGTTGGGCAAACAACATCATTAAAAGATAGAGGTATATCCCAGGAAACTGCCAGTAAATATGGAGTAACAACTCTGACTACCAATGGTATGATAACTAAGCATGTCTATCCTTTTTATAATTCTCAAGGCAAACATGTTGCCAATAAGATTAGAACTTTACCAAAAGAATTTACTGCTCAAGGTAACTTTGGTGACTGTGAATTGTTTGGTCAAAACTTATTTACGAATGGTCAAAAATACATTACAGTTACTGAGGGCGAGTGTGATGCTATGGCAGTATTCCAAATGATGGGCAGTCGTTATGCAAGTGTCTCTATTAAAAATGGAGTTCAATCAGCAGTAAGAGATTGTAAACAAAACTTTGAATATCTTAATAGCTTTGATAATATTATTATTTGTTTTGATAGTGATAATATTGGTAGGGAAACTGCTAATAAAGTATCAGAAATATTTCCACCTAATAAATGTAAGATAGTTAATCTTGAATTAAAAGATGCTAATGAATATTTAAAGGCAGGTAAACGTGAGCAGTTTACTCGTACATGGTGGGATGCTAAACCTTTTACACCTGCAGGTATTGTTTGTTATGATGACATCATTGATGAGATTGTAAATGATGATGAAGATATTCAAAGTTGTTTATATCCTTATCAAGGTCTTAATGAAAAGTTGTATGGGTTAAGAGTTGGTGAACTTGTAACTTTAACTTCAGGAACTGGTATGGGTAAGTCATCATTCATGAGAGAACTTGTTCATCATATTTGGAAAACAACCAAAGATAAAATAGGACTTATCTTTTTAGAAGAAGAGAGAAAGAGAACCTTTAGAGGTTTAATTAGTATTCTTCAAAATAAAGAAGTTCATAAGAAAGAAGAGTGGAACAAGATACCTATTGAAGAAAGAAGAAAATGGGCAAAGCAAATAAATGGTGATGAAAATGGAAGAAGACTCTTTGCCTTTGACCATTGGGGTTCAATGGAAGATGATGCCATAATTAATCGCATAAGATATATGGCTAATGGGTGTGATTGTAAGTGGATATTTGTTGACCATTTAAGTCTTATACATTCAGGAAGAGATGATGGCAATGAAAGAAAAGCTATTGACATTCTTATGACAAAACTTCGCAGTCTATGTCATGAAACAAAAGTAGGAATGATACTAGCTTGTCATCTTAAAAGACTTGATGGAGACAAGGGTCATGAAGAAGGTAAGCAAGTTTCTCTTTCTCATTTGAGAGGTTCACATGCCATTGCTCAGTTATCTGATGCAGTAATTGGTATGGAAAGAAACCAACAAGAAGAAGATGATATCACTAGAAATACATCAATCATTAGAGTATTAAAGAATAGATATGCAGGTATTACTGGAGTTGCTTCTTATCTTTTATATTCAAATGAGACTGGTCGTATGACTGAAATAGAAAACCCTTTCAAGGAAAAAGATAATGACAATGAAACCAACTAAAGATAATAGAAAAAAGTTTGACCTTGACTTAGCTTATGGTCAAGTCAGAGAAGATGCCATAAAGGATATGCTTCAGGATAAAAAGATTGAGGTAAAATCTGAACGTGATGTATGGCAAAAGACTGGTAACATTGCGATTGAATATGAGAGTTATGGTAAACCTTCAGGTATCAATGCAACTGAAGCTGACTACTGGTTTCATAATCTTTGTGTGGGTGATGATGTTTATGCCACGTTAGTATTTAAAACTGACAGTTTAAAAAAGATTATTAATTCTTTAGATAGGAAAGTCTCAGTAAGTGGTGGAGACCATAATGCTTCAAAGATGTACCTAATTAATTTACAAAAACTATTTGCAATACAAACAATAAAAGATTATATTCAGGTTAAATGAGAGTAATACTAGACATTGAAACTGATTCACTTGATGCAAAAAATATTCATTGTGTTGTTGCTAAGAACATTGATGAGAATAAAACTTATTCATTTGTAGGTCAAGATTGTTATACTAAATTACCTAACTTTATTAACAATCATTGTAAAGAAATCATAATGCATAATGGTGTTTCATTTGACGCACCAGTTCTAAACAGATTACTCAATACAAAAATAACTATTGGACAAATAACTGATACACTAATCATGTCACAGTTGTACAATCCTGAAAGAGAGAAGGGTCATTCACTTGATTCCTGGGGTGAACGTATTGGTTTAAATAAAATTGAGTTTAATAACTTCTCACAGTTTAGTCAAGAGATGTTAACGTATTGTAAAAGAGATGTTGATGTAACTCACCAAGTTTATAAAAGATTAATTGTTGAAGGTAAAAACTTTTCTAAAAAATCTTTAAGACTTGAACATGACATACGTTCAATCATAACTAAACAAGAGAACAATGGTTTTTATTTAGACCAAAAAAAAGCAAGTAGTCTACATGCAATGCTTGAAGATAAAGCTGAACAGTTAGAAAAAGAAGTACATAAAACTTTTCCACCATTAAAGATTGAAGAACAGTTTATACCTAAAGTAAATAATAAGTCTCGTGGTTATGTTAAAGGTGTACCTTTTACTAAGGTTAGTCATCAAGAATTTAATCTTGCATCTCGTAAACAAATAGCTGAAAGACTTATGAAGCTAGGTTGGAAACCAAATAAGTTTACTGATAAAGGTTCACCCATTGTAGATGAAGGTGTTCTATCTAAGATAAAAGATATAGCTGAAGCTAAACTTATATCTGAATATTTATTATTAAAGAAAAGAACTTCTCAAATAACATCTTGGTTAGATGTTGTGAATGATAAAACAAGTAGAGTGCATGGTAGAGTTTTAACTTTACGTTGTGTGTCAGGTAGAATGAGTCACCACTCTCCAAACATGGCTCAAGTTCCTGCAGTTTATTCACCTTATGGTAAAGAGTGTAGAGAGGTATGGACTACAGATAAACCTGATACTCATGTTATCTTTGGTACTGATGCTTCAGGACTAGAGTTAAGAATGTTAGCACATTATATTGATACACCTGAGTACACAAATGAAATATTAAATGGAGATATTCATACAAGAAATATGAACATGGCAGGACTTACAAATAGAGACCAAGCTAAAACTTTTATCTATGCCTTTTTATTTGGAGCAGGTGCAAAAAAGATTGGTCAAATAGTTGGTTCAAAAGATATGGCAGTTGGTAAAAAACTTATTGATAAATTTTTAACTGAACTTCCTAAATTAAAAAGCTTTAGAAACCAAGTGGAAGAAGCTGCGACTATGGGTAAGGTGAGGGGTTTAGATGGTAGACTATTTAATGTACGTTCACCACACAAAGCAGTTAATACTATTGTTCAAGGTGCAGGAGCAATAGCTTGTAAAGTTTGGTTGAGACAAATGATAAACTTAATTAATAAATCAGGTATTGATTCTAAACTTGTAGCTTCAATACATGATGAGTACCAATTTGAAGTACATAAAAAAGATATAGAAGAAATGGGTAGAATTGTAAAGACTGCCATTAAAAATACTACTGAAGAGTTAACCCTGAAATGCCCACTGGATGCAGAGTTCAAGACTGGTTTGAGCTGGGCAGAGACACATTAATGATAGAATTAATTACAACAAAAAGAACAGATGAAAGACTTCTTTCTTTAATGAAAATACATTATTCAAAACCTAAGGGGTTTGTAGGTAGAAATATTTGTTATGCAATTTTATATGACAATAATTATTATGGACATATAATTGGAGGTTCATCAGTAAAACATCTAACTGGAAGAGACAATTATTTTAATATTGATAAAGAAAATAAAAATAATTTATTACAAAATATAGTTAATAATATATTTTATAATATAAATAAAATTGATGGTAAATATCCTGAAAGAAATTTTACTACAAAAGTTTTACAAAAATTTATTAAAACAATAACTGTTGACTGGGAACTTAAATATGGAAACAAAGTTATTGGTTTTGAAACTTTAGTTGAACTACCTAGAAAAGGAGAACTTTATTTGAAAGATAAATGGGTTCATGTTGGCACTACAAAAGGATTTACTTGTAAGAGAGAAGGTGGAAAAGGAACAGATTCTTGGTCAGGTAAAAGAGTTTGGGACACAAAAAATCTTAAACCCAAAATAGTATTGTGTAAAAAAATATGAAAGGAGAAATAAATGTAAAAAGTTCTTGACAATGTTACTGTAATGGAATATAATTAGTATTTAAAATAAGTCATATTCAAATGACAATTATGAAAGGAGTACGAAAATGACTGTAATAAGTGGAAAATCTTACTGGGCACAAGTTGTAGCACCTAGCACTAAGTTTGATGAAGGTGGAGTGTACAGTATAGATGTATCAGTTGATGCTGAAAACAAAAAGAAAGCTGAAGCTGATGGACTGTCTGTTAAAAACAAAGGAGACGAAAGAGGAGACTTTGTTACTATTAAGAGAAAAGCTACTCGCAAAGATGGTACTCAAAATAGAGCACCTGAAATCAAGGACAATATGAAACGTCCTTTGGAAGGGGTTCTTATTGGTAATGGTTCTAACGTAAATGTTCTTTATAGAATGTACGATTGGAAGTGGGGAGGTAACTCAGGTAAGAGTGCTGAACTACAAGCCATTCAAGTTGTTGACTTAGTACCTTATGTTGACAAAGAAGTTGACGAAGCTTTCCAGGAAATTCCTAAAGAAGGTGATGAATCAAATGACTTTGCTACAAACGTAGCTTAACAATAAATAAATAGAGGGGGACGTGGCTAATAACTACGTCCCTTTTTTTGTCTAATGAAAAAAATTGATACTCTAGTTAAAGACATGTATGATGCTATCTCTGAAGGTAAGCAACCATCAATGAAAGATGTTGAATCATTTGCAGAGAATATTAAAATAAATATCATGTCGTTATTTGACAAACATTCTGAGAATAATAATTTAAGAATGTCTCAGATTGGTAAACCTGATAGACAGGTGTGGTATCAATCAAGAGATATAAAAAAAGAAAAGCTACCTGCATGGGCAAAAATAAAATTTGCTTATGGTTATATGCTTGAAGAATTACTTTTACTTCTTGCTAAAACTGCAGGGCATGAAGTTAAAAATGAACAAAAAGAATTAGAGATTGAAGGAGTATTAGGGCATCAGGATTGTGAGATTGATGGTGTTGTTACAGATTGTAAATCTGCTAGTGCATACTCATTTAAAAAATTTTCTAATCGTTCATTATTAAAAGATGACCCTTTTGGATATATACCTCAGTTATCAGCTTATGCTGAAGCACAGGGTAAAGAAGGTGGTGCGTTTCTTGCTATAGATAAACAAAGTGGCAGGATATGTCTTATGCCTGTCCATCAAATGGAGATGATAAATGCGAAAGATAGGGTCTTACATCTTAAAAATGTTGTCGCAAGTGATACAATTCCTAGCAAGTGTTATGACGATATTGCAGATGGTGTTAGTGGTAATCGTAAACTTGACGTTGGCTGTTCCTACTGTGCTTATAAAGTTGATTGTTGGAAGGATGCTAATAGTGGGAAAGGACTTAGAAAATTTGTCTATGCGAATGGACCAAGATACTTGACTGTGGTAGCTAAAACACCTGATGTACAAGAGGTTGAAGTAGATGACATTGGTTAGTGTATTTGAATTACTGGCTGCAATTTCTGCAGTGATTACTGTGTGGGTGTATGGTAATAAAGATAACTATGCACCCTTGTATGGTATGGTTTCAAATATAATATGGATTACATGGTCAGTATTATCTGATAGTTATTACATGTTACTTATGTGTGTAGTATTTACTTGTCTACATATACGAAACTATTTTCATATGAGGAATATTAAATGAAGTTTAGAAGTGGTTCAGAAGAAAAGGTTTATAAATTTTTTAAAGATAAAAAAGTAAAAGTTAAATATGAACCTAATAAATATAGTTATGAATGGTTTGAAAATAAAACTTATTGCCCTGACTTTTTATTACCCAATGGTTCTTATATAGAAGTTAAAGGTAGATTAACTATTGAGATGAGAAAAAAACATTTGTTTTTTAGAAAGTCCAATCCTAATATTATAATTAGATTTGCTTTTGATAATCCAAATAAAAAACTAAATAAAGGTGGCACTATGACTTATGCAGGATGGTGTGATAAACATAACTTTGAATACTGTAAGATAAGTGAAGGTATTCCTAAACAATGGTATAATGCAAAAAGAGTATGAAGATTTTTTACAACAGACAGAAACTAATTTTATCAGCTCAACAAGTGCTGAGAGGAGTCTATTCCTTGCAGTTATTTTACAAGCATTACTTGATGCTACACAAAAAGATACAAGAGATTTGGAAAGTTCAAAGTATAAACGTGAAGCCATACTTTGGTTTACATCTAACTTTGGAGAAACTAAAAAAGATTTTGAATATATATGTCATTGTGCCAATATCAATCCTAGATACATGAGAAGGGTAGCTATGGACATATTAACTTCAAAAAGAACTAACTTTATTCGCACACATATAAATGCTATATTGACAGATAAAGATAGTTATGCTAGAGTAAAACATAATAAACAAAGAAAGGGGAAATAAACTATGTTACCAACTGAATACCAAAACTATATTGCTATCTCTCGTTATGCGAGATGGATTGAAGAAAAAAACAGAAGAGAAACATGGAGTGAAACTGTTGAACGATATATTAGTTACATGGAAGGAAGATATGAGAAGTTAACTAACAAAAAATTAGATAAGAAAGAAAGAGACAGATGGGTAGATGCTATCACTACATTAAAAGTTATGCCTTCAATGAGAGCATTGATGACTGCAGGAGCTGCTCTTGATAAAGATAATGTAGCAGGATTTAACTGTTCATATGTAGCTATTGATAATGTAAGAACCTTTGACGAGATTATGTACATACTTATGTGTGGTACTGGTGTAGGGTTTAGTGTTGAAAGACAATACGTTGATAAACTTCCTGAGATTGCAGAGAAGTTTCACGAGACTGAAACAGTTATTAAAGTTAGAGACAGTAAGATAGGTTGGGCAAAGTCTTATCGTGAACTTATTGCTATGTTATATGCAGGACAGATACCACAGTTTGATATGTCTCTTGTCAGACCTGCAGGTGCTAAACTAAAAACATTTGGTGGACGTGCTAGTGGTCCTGACCCATTAAGAGATTTATTTAAATTTAGTATTGAAACATTTCAAAAAGCTAGTGGTAGAAAACTCACAAGCATTGAGTGTCATGATATTGTATGTAAGATTGCAGACGTAGTTGTTTGTGGTGGTGTAAGACGTTCAGCTTTAATTAGTCTTTCTAATCTTTCAGACATCAGAATGAGAGATGCAAAGACTGGTCAATGGTGGGACAATAATCCACAAAGAAGTTATGCTAATAACTCTGTAGCTTACACTGAGAAACCTGACATAGGTACATTCATGAAAGAGTGGGTATCTCTTTATGATTCTAAGTCAGGTGAACGTGGTATCTTTAACAGAGTTGCATCACAAAAGATGGCAACACGTTCAGGTAGAAGAGAAGGTGACTTTGACTTTGGAACTAATCCATGTTCAGAAATAGTTTTAAGAAATAAACAATTCTGTAATTTATCTGAAGTAGTGGTAAGACCTGATGATACTGAAGAAACTTTAAAAGAAAAGGTAGAGATAGCTACAATCTTTGGTACACTTCAGTCAACTCTATCAGACTTTAGATACTTAACTAAACAATGGAAAGATAACACTGAAGAGGAAAGATTACTAGGTGTTTCATTAACTGGTATTATGGACCACGAAGTTTTATCAGGTAATATATTTAATCAAACTGTTTTAAAAGAAATGTTAATTAACTTAAAAGAACATTCAATTAAAACAAATAAGAAGTGGGCAGAGATGCTAGGAGTTAACCAAGCTACTGCTATTACTTGTGTGAAACCTTCAGGAACTGTATCACAATTAGTTGATTCAGCTTCAGGTATTCACCCACGTTATTCACCTTACTATCTTAGAACTGTAAGAGCAGATAAGAAAGACCCATTGTGTGACATGATGTTAGACAAAGGTTTCTATGGTGAAGATGACGTAATGAAACCTAATGATACAAAAGTTATTTACTTTCCTATGAAGTCTCCAACGAGTTCAATTATGAGAGATGCTAAATCTGCTATTGAACAACTAGAGATATGGAAGATGTATCAATTGCATTGGTGTGAACACAAACCTTCAATCACAGTTTATGTGAAAGAAGATGAATGGTTACAAGTAGGTGCATGGGTTTATGAAAACTTTGATGTGATGAGTGGTGTTTCATTCTTACCTCACTCTGAGCACTCATATAAACAAGCACCTTATCAAGAAGTTGATAAGAATACATATGAAGAATGGTTAGCTAAGACTCCTAAAAATATTAATTGGATGGACTTAACTAACTATGAGAAAGAAGATACAACTACATCATCAAAAGAACTTGCATGTACTGCAGGTGCTTGTGAAATAGTTTAATATTTTCTTGACTTTATATTTAAAAGGAGTATAATAATATAATGTTATTAAATGCTAGAACAAATTACGAGTCAGAGACTATACATCCATTACCCTATAATGAAACTAGTTTTGTTTTTATAGGGTATGATAGTCGTGAAGATATTGCTTATAGAGTTTGTGAACATTCTTTAATACGAAGAAGTTCACGACCTCTTACAGTAATTGATTTAAACCATACTACTTTAAGAAAAGGTGGTTACTTTGATAGAGAATGGAAAGAGGATGAGCATGGTCAGAAATATGATGTGATAGATGATAAACCTTTTTCTACAGAGTTTAGTCATACACGTTTCCTTGCACCTGAGATTGCTAAACGTAATGGTGTTAAAGGTTGGATTATGTTTTGTGACTGTGACTTTTTATTCTTGGATGATATAGATAAATTATTCAAGTGGGTTGAAATTAATTGTGCTGATAAAGCAGTTGCTTGTGTTAAGTTTGACTGGCAACCTACTGAAGATACTAAGATGGATAATCAAAAGCAACTAGGTTATGATAAAAAGCTTTGGTCTTCACTTATGTTATTAAATATGTCACATAAAGATGTACGTAATCTTACATGTGAAGATGTAAATACTATGAGAGGTTTACATCTACATCAATTCAAATGGACTTCAGACAGTGAGATTGCAGGTATACCTTGCACTTGGAATCACATTCCTGATATATCTAATATAGGAGAGAAACCTAGTGCTATACATTTTTCTTTAGGTGGACCTTGGTTTGGTGGTTCATATAAAGATATTAGGTTTGCTCAAGACTGGGAAGATGAGAAACTATTATATAGAAATACAGTAGATGAAACTAGACCAACACAATGGGTAAAATTTTAATATGAAAGACACAATAAATATCGTTACGTCCTTTAATCCTAAAGGGTGGGAAACTTACGCAAAGAAAATGATTGACTCAGTTGTCAAATATATGGCTGATGATTTACATTTAACTGCTTACTATCATGACTTTACTGATGAGCAGATAAAAGAGTTTCCTAAAACAAACAAGATAACATTTAGAAATCTTAATGAGGTAGACGAAATGATTACCTATCGTGAAGAAATGAAACTTCATGATGGTACTGAAGGTGGTAAGATGCCTTATAACTGGAGATTAGATGCCATTAAATGGTGTCACAAAGTGTATGCTCTGACTGACTTCTCCTTCAAGTTGGTAGAAAAGAGTGTACAAGTAGGGTGGGTAGTTTGGTTAGATGCTGACATTATCCTTAGAAAGCCTGTTAATAAACAAGACTTGTTTGGAATCATTCCCCTAGGTTCTGAACTCGTCCACTTAGGTAGGAAAGATGTGGACTATAGTGAAACATCTTTCATGGCTTTTAATCTTAATACTATCCCACCCCTTGATTTACTAGGAGATATGAGAGGTCTTTATAATAGTCATGAAGTTCTTTCATATAGAGAATGGCATGATGGATTTATCTTTGAAAGATTATTTAATATCTATGGTGCACATGGTTTAAAAAAACACAGTTTAACACCAGAAGTGAGAGGTTTAGATGCGTTTAATAATTCTCCTTTGGCAGATTACTTTGAACACTTCAAGGGCAATAGGAAGGATTTGTTATCTAACAAAACCACACCTGATGTCGTTGGTCCAAAGAGGTACAAACAGTTGGCAGATGTCATCAGACATTACAAGTTTTCAAGAATACTGGAAACAGGTACATGGAATGGTGGTCGTGCTATTGAAATGGCACTGGCAGCTTTTGACAACGTAGACAAAGTTTATTATGAAGGTTATGATTTATTTGAAGATGCAGATGAATTTACTGATGCAACTGAAATGAATACTAAACCACACAATCTTTATGAAGCAGTTAGTAATAGACTAAAAGAATTTAAAACTTTTGTTAAAGATAAAATGAACAAAGACTTTGAATTTAAATTAGTTAAAGGTGATACTAAAGTAACACTAACACAACAAAAAGATTTTGACATAGCTTATCTTGATGGTGGACATAGCTTTGATACTGTTCAGCATGATTACAATATGACAAAAGATTTACCTGTTGTTGTGTTTGACGATTACTTTACTAAAGATGACAAAGGAAAGGAAGTTGTTGATGAACATAAAGGAACGAATAAAGTATTTGATGCCCTTGATAAAAAGCTACGCAAAAAAGTTCTTCCATCTAGTGACCCAGTGGCAGGTGGTGGTGTTACTCACCTTGCTATCGTTCTTCATAAATCTAGTCTTGATAAACTCCCTGAAAGTTTCAATCACGTTCCAATAATTGTTAAACCAAAAGACTGTATGCCTACTGATTATATTAGAAACAATATAAAAAATAATGTACAGTCAATTAATAAATGGTTAACTAAAGCTAGACCACATGGAGAGATACTTAACATAGTATCAGGTGGTAGTTCTTTTTTAAATTATAAAGATTATCTTAAATCAACTAAAGATAAAATCATGTGTGTTAAACATTCACTACCTATGCTTTTGAAAGAAGGTATAGTTCCTTGGGCATGTAACATACTTGACCCCAGACCTATTGAAGGTACAAGTACACATGGAATTGTTCGTAAAGAATTATTTAAAGAGATACCTAAAGAGACTATATTCTTTGTATCATCTATGACTGATACCTCAGTTGTAGATTATTTAAAAGATAAGAGTGCAAAGATAATAGGTTGGAATGCTTACTCAGATGCTATTGTTGAAAAGAATAAAGATAATAAAGTTACTATACCAAAAGACTTAGGTATACCTGATGATACAGTTCTATTAACTGGTGGTACTTGTGCAGCAATGAGAGCCATTAGTGTTGGTCATACATTAGGATTTAGAAACTTTAAACTATATGGTTTTGATTGTTCAATGGATGAGCCTAAAGATAAAGATGCAGTTGATAGTTCAACAGGTAAAGGTAAATACTTACACGTTACTACGAATGATAAGAAGTTCTGGACTACAGGTGAGCTACTAGCTATGGCACAAGACTGTGAAAAATTATTTCAAAGACAAGATGTTGATATGCATATGGAACTATATGGTGAGGGTACTCTTGTTTCTGAGTTGTGGAAAACTGGTGGTAGAAAGGAACATCCTAAATATGAAAATACTCTCTTCAATAACAATTAAAGATTTTATAGAGTATAAAGATTGTCAAGCAATCTATAAATCAGTTATAAATTTAAAAGATTCTTGGTCACTTTATTCTAACAGATTATCACTAGGTTCAGGAAAAGAAGATAAAGATAATGAAGATAGTTATAAAGATAAATGTCTTACAAATAATCCTATTATATTTGAAAAGTTTCCATCATTATTATTTAAAGTAAAACAAGTATTAAATAATATGTACATTGATGATTTAACATTTGAAGATACATACTCATCACCTGCATTTGATATCATACAAAATGATGGGACTTACTATACCTCATCTCATAATGCAGATGCTTATTTTGTTTTACCTATATATACTGGTGAATCAAGTTCAGCTTTGTTCTATTATAATAAACCTGGCACTAAAAAATATTATATACCTATGTATGAAGGTTACTTTTATTTTTATACTAAACCTTTACATAAGTATTATGAAAAACTTATTGAAAACAATGACTTAGTATGTCTCGAAGGTAAATGTAAGATGAACAAAAATAATAAAATTACTCTTTTTTTCTAAATAGATTTGAGTTATAATACATATAAATGGGAGAAATATTATGTTATTACCAATGATTGCACCTATATTAGGTAAAGTAATTGATAGAATAATTCCTGATAAAGCTGGTCAAGCAAAGGCTCAATCAGAATTAAACAAGGCACTTGTTACACATTCAGCAGATATAGAAAAAGCTGCTGCATCTGTGGTCGTTGCTGAAGCTAAAGGTGAAGGTTGGTTACAACGTAATTGGAGACCATTAACAATGTTATCTTTCTTGATACTTTTATTTATGTATTGGTTTGGAATACATCCTGAGAATTTATCAGACGCAGTTATTATGAAACTGTTTGATTTATTACAGATTGGTATTGGTGGCTACATCATAAGTAGAGGTGCTGAGAAAGGAATTAAAACATGGAAGGAGAAATAATATGACTGCATGGACAAAACCTATTATCGCAGAAATTTCTGTAGGTTTAGAAATCAACTCATATGCTTGTGCTGAAAAGTAATAGCATTTATTTTTTGGTGTGAGCCATATGCTTTCTAAGGTATGGCTTTCATCTAGTTTAACTACAACATTATTGCCTAATGATAGGGATAATAAACTAAAAGGAGAAATACTATGATGTTATTGGACAACATGTTCTATAATCATTTTGATTTAATGAGACCAAGAGTAATGGTCGTATCTGATAAAATGTATCAGGAAGCTCAACAAAAGAAACTACAAGCTAGATTAGATTATCTTGTAGAACAAAAAGAGCATTATGAAAAAGAAATAAAAGAAGTGAAAGACGAAATGTCTGAACTAAAGATTGAAAATAAATCTGATAAATAAATAAAAAACCCCTAGCTAACTTAATAACTAGGGGTATTTTTTTGTCCAATTTTCACAGTTGGCTACTTATATAATATACTTGTCCAATTATAATG